ATCACCCTTTCGAATTAAGTTTTCTTCTTCGTTCGGCATTTAAAGCCGCATTTCGATTCATGATACTTCGTTTACTTACTTTTTTAGGCGGAGCATTTTTTATACTGCATACTCGAATTAGTGTAAGTAAACGAGTTAAATGCCATTTTTGACATTCGAGCGGTATGTTTAATGCTATCATCCAATAATAAATTAACTCTGTAGTCACTATTTCCTGATTGTTTTTACTATTTTTATCATCGCGAAAAGTTGTAGCTGTCATAGCCGTACCCATATACTTATCGATTTGATCTATGTTTTTCGGGGTAAGCGAATAATACACATTAGAGTCAACATTCTGCGTAATGGTCATACATTTTATGTAGTCTATTGTTTCATCATATGTTAACTGCTTTTGAGCTAAAAAAGGTTTCTTCCATTTCGATTCCCATTTTGAAATCGAAACAAGTGAATGCTCAAGTTGTATAGTTCGCTCTTTTGTATAAACGAATTCTTCTCGGACTTCATCCCATAGTTCAGAAGCCGGTATCGTAATCGAGAGCATTATTCACTCCTCCGTTATCATTCGCTTTTATGTATTCGGAGCAATAGCTGCAATAGCCGCTTGCTTTGCGCGATCCTGTACTACAAGACCGTTAATAAATTCCGCAGCTGCTTTATCATCGGTTGCTAATTCCATAAACAGATTCGAGTAAGCTTCTGTCTGAGAAAAAGCAGTTTTGAGTTCATCATTCTTGATAAATCTTTTACCGTCGGGGCTTTTCTCACCATATGCATCGAGAACAATCTTCTTAAACAGCTTAATAATTGCGGGTCCTTCAAGACCGGCTGTTATTTTCTTGATATTTTCAGACAACCCGCCTGACACGCCGAGTTCCAGTTCCATCAGTTCGGCTTCCGTAAAATTAAACTGAAAATCTTCGGTGCGTTCAACACCGTTATAATCCTTATAGTTAATCGTTTTGGTATACATAATTAGTTATCTCCTTTCGATTTACACATAAAAAAAGACCCCACCTTGAGTAAAAAGTGGGGTCTGCGTCTATAATTTTGTTAGTTTTGATATTATTTGGTCGGTGGGTCCACTGTACCGCCGAGGAGTTCGAAAACTTCGTCGGGAAGCGGAAGATGAGCTTCTGCTCCATCAGCACCATAAAGAATATTTTCGAGTGCTTCCAACTTAGTTTTATCAACTTTAGTAGAATTGATTGTAATATGAGCGGTCGGTTTGTGATCTTTAACTGCAACCGGAGTTGTTTCAACTTCCCATGACATAGTAGCTGCATTGGGGTTATCATTGATTGTTTCGTTATCTTTCTCCGTCGGAGATGCGGTAGCTCCATACACAAGATTAAGCTTATAACCATGATCAGTTCCTTCAGTATCGTTACCGATAAGTGTTCTATAGGCAAGACCGAACGGTTTACGACCTTGCTGACCAATAGCAACACCTGCTACAACCTCAACAGAGCCATCGCACTCAGCAAACTCGTCAGGATACATATAAGCTTCAACGGTTGCGCCAAATTCTTCATTTGATCTAAGACTTAAATATTTGATGTTGTCAGCATAAAGCGCTGTTGCTTCTGCACCTGAAGATTTTTCTGTAATTTTAGTAAGACCGTTCCAAGCTACGCCCTTAGGATACTCGCCATCTTTTTGAGGGTAAAGTACCCCTTTTTCAACACCGGTTTCGAAATAACGTTTTCCGGTTTCGTCCCAAATAATTCTAGACATTAAATTGTCCTCCTTTTAGTATAATATAAAAATGTAATGATTGAGATTATCTACTTTAAAGTGCGTTACAAAGCGACATCTAGGAAGTGTTGATACTTTATCGATAATCTCACTGTCTGGATCATAAGTAATGACTGTTGCACGATAGAGCTTGTCCTGCTTATAAACCAGATTGTCTGCGTGCACATTCTCTATTGACTCGAGAGCATACACAATTGCCGGGTATTTCATCTTTATAGTAGGAGGAGGCTGAAAATAGACATTTCGGCTTCCAAGTATTTCTTCAAACATTGTTTGAAGTTCCAGCCGTTTCGCCATTATAGATTCCTCCTAATGTTAGTATAAGTCTTGGGAACTGTACATCCACATTTGTGACTTTCCAATTCGTTCCCATAAAGGTTATATATTTGATTGAATGAAAATTGTTTACTGCATAAGGGTCTGCCAGTATACTAATGTCATTTGATATGTTAATGTTATCATTAAGGTTTTCTGAAGATTGCAGTCTTCTTGTATGCTTGATAAGATCGCCATAATATAAACGCTCAGTAATTTTATCAGTCCATACACCCGGACTTGTTTCGACTGATTCAGCGTATCCAACGGTTCCATAAAATTTAGTCATTTTGAATTTCCTTAACCATAAATCTTAGTACCTCCAATATACACTGCACTAACCTTAGTTGCGCCGATATACACGTTAGCGTTTGTGCCGCCAGAATAGATGTTGTTGATTCTGTCAGGCTCAAATATCGCCGTGTAAGTTACATTACGCGCACCTGTTGATAGGCTTGATTGAATAGCAGGCAGTTCGCCGCTCGCATATGTTTCCGTTCCGTCAGACCAACCCTTAAATATGTACTTGTCTTTTGTAGGTTCGGGCGGTGCTGTAGGCTTTACACCGATATCAACATAACCGCTTTGTAAGGTAGTTCCATCTGACGTAAATGTAACCGCCGCATCAAAATAATAAATGGTTTTGCCTGTGATTGCTTCGGCTATATCGCTTGCAACATTGTGATACAGTCCTAAAACTAAGCTGTCAGATGTTCCGTTGAACATGTTTGTAGGAACTGCATCATTGTCTTTAGCTGTTTTAAAAACTACATTCTTATTTCTAAAATCAAGTCGTGTTATAGCCGAAGTGTTTTGAAAGGCGTATGCATAAACTTCCTTTATGTTGTCGGGAACAGTAAAATCAGTTAGAGATGTACAATTGTTAATACTTGTTCTACCGATAATACATTCTTCATTTGGATTCCAAGATATACGTTGTAGCGCGGTACATTTTCTAAAAGTTTGATATCCTATCCAATTAACCGTACTCGGAATCGTAACAGATGTAATTCTTGAATTTTCAGAGAACGGGCCATAATATGCCGCTCCTGTAACCTTGCTTGCCGCTTCACTTCCGCCAAAATCATTAACTTTAAAACCGTACCCAAGACGAGTAACAGTATATCCGTCAATTGTAGATGGCACTGTAACATTTGTGTCCATTCCGTTGTATCTGGTAATAAAGCATTTATTTGTACCTGGAAAAACTTTGTATTCCCATGTTGGCGACGGAGTATAATCGACTGTTATGAAACGATTTTTAAAATAGTAATCTTTCGGCAAATCCCCTATTCCACGAATGCAGAATCTTGTTGCACCGTCAATAGTCACTTGCCCAGCTAACGAGTTGCCGGAATTAAAATAAGATGTAATATCGGCACTAAAAGATTTATAGCTTGTGCTGACTACATTGGTTTTACGTAAAATGTATGAACCGATTACATCGTTGTTGTCATTTCCCCAATAAATTTCGATATCGGTATTTGAGGTGCTTAAATTAATTCCACCACGTTTTACATCAACACCCATAGTAACCTTATTAATTGTTGAATACGGTGGTATACCGGCTTTGGCTTTTTCGTTTAAAGTTGAAATTTTAATATACCAAGTACCAGAGGCTACAGATGCAAAGCTTGTCTCAGCTGTTTTATCTGCCAATTCTATAATCGCCATCTAATCACCGCCTTATTGTTTAACAAACGTAACCACATTTTCGTCCGTATCTGCACTTGGTATGGTATTTGACTTCGCAAACGACAAATCGCCGATTTTGGCTTCTAAGGCGGCTACTCGATCTTGCAATTTTTTAATTTCATTGGAAAACAAATTTAAATAGAGGTACACGCCTCCCGATGATATCGCATTTGGCGAATTTTCTTTTGGATAGTCATCAATTATAATATCTGTACCAGCCGCCATTGTACCGACAATTTCATTGCCTGCTGCATCGTGAGCTGTTACCCCTTCCGCAAGCGTTGCAGGCGTTACCGTGTCGTTTTTAAGATTTATAATTTGTTCGCCGTTTACAATTACTTCATTAACTGCCATACTTCATCACCCTATTGTTACAGTGATACCGCCTGCGGAATTTTCCGATTCGGCGTAAGGTATTGCAGCAACAACG